CACCCATCGCCGGGGCGTCCTCGAGCAGTTCTTCCGTCACCGGCACAAGGCAGGCGAGCGTGTGCAGCTTTAGGGTCGTCTCGCCGAGCGCGGGCTTCGACTGGGTCTTTGCCGCCCCCTCAGCCGTCCAGTAGGCCTGGATCCCGCCCGAGGTCTGCCACGGCGTCGTCTCGTCGGTCGGCAGCGTCAGCGTGTTCGAGCTCGACTGCAGCCGGTCCGTCAGCATCAGCAGCGAGGACTCGTCGAAGACCTTCGACAGAATCTCCGACCGATAGTCCGGCGGCACGGCGAAGCCGCCATCGGCGCCGGTGCCCTCGTTTCCGTAGGTCGACAGGGCGGCGTTGCGCAGGCGCGCGTCGAGATCGCCGCCGCGCATCGTCGCGTTCCGGACGGCCGACGCGAACTCGCCGAAGTGGCGGAAGCCGCCGGTGCCGCCGGCCCGCACCGGAGACGCCGGTCGCTGCGGCTGGCGCGGCGCGCTGGCAGCGGGCCTCGAGGACGGCTCGTCGTCGAGCCCGTCGTCCGGGTCGGTCTGGCGGCCGCGCGGCGCGGTCAGCGTCGCCTGCTGCGCCAGGTGCTGGGCGCGCAGGGTGATCTGCCGCTCCTTGTCGTCGAACTCGGCCTGCAGGCCCTCGATCTCCTGCTGCTCGGCGGCCGTCAGGTCGCGGCCCTCCGCCTCGGCCCGCGCCATGATCTCGCCCTGCGCGTCCATCAGCTGCTGCTGCCGGTCGCGGTGCCCGGCGATCGGATCGTTGGCGTCGGCACGGATCAGGCAGTTCGCCGGCACTTCCGAGGCCAACAGGGCCACCACGCTTGCCGGCACCGTGAAGTGCTGTGTCATCGGTCTTGCTCCGTGAAAAGCCCGCCGAAGCGGGCCGGTGAGCGCCTCGCGGCGCCAGGTATGGGCGTCGCCGCCCAATCTCGGTCAGGCGGCGCTTGCCGCCAGCTTGAGCTTCATCGTCGCCATCCGCCGGCGCATCGCGTCCAGGCGCGGCGTGTCGAGCGGCTCCCGCGCCTGCAGGGCCTGCGGGGCATGCCGGAACTTGTGCTTGTCCGGGTTGAAACGCGCGGCGACTTTCATGTTCGCCGCCGTCCGGTCGGCGAACCCGGCCTCGACCGCGGCGGCCCCGGTGAACCAGGTCTCCTCGTCCATCCATGCCGCCACCTTCGCCGCATCGTTCCCGGTGCGGGCGGCGTACACGTCCCGGATCGACGCCGTGGTCGTGTCGAGCAGGTCGGCCATCTTGCGCATGTCGGCGGCGGCCCCGAACGCCACGCCCCATGCATTGTGGATCATCAGGAAGCCGCTCTCGCTGATCTCGATCTCGTCGCCCGCCATCGCGATGACCGAGGCGATCGAGGCGGCGATCCCGTCCACGTGGACGACGATCCGCGCGGCATGATCGACCAGCTGCCGGTAGATCGTCAGGCCGTCGAACACGTCGCCACCATAGCTGTTGATCCGGACGTCGATCGTCTCGACCTTGCCGAGCGCCTTCAGTTCCTTGGCGAAGTCCTTTGCCGTCACACCCCCGAACCAGCCCATGCCGATGTCCTCGTAGATGAGAACCTCGGCCGCGGCGCTGCCCTTGGCGATGATCCGAAAGCCGTTGCCCATGGGTCCTGTTCTTCTCACGAGAGGCGGCGCGCCTGGCCGTTGCTCCGCGGCGGCGGCACGTCGTCCGTCGGCGCAGCATCGTCCTCGGCCGGACGCGACGGCTGCTCCAGCCGCGCCGCCTCCTCAGGATCGAGCGGCGCCAGGTTCTGCGACCGGAACCGCTGGTCGCCAAGGGCGCCGATGCCGTTCATGTCCTCGGAATGCAGGATGTCGTTCGTCGACATCGCCCCCAGCTCGAACAGCGTCTTGTAGAACTGCGCCCGGCTCGCGTTGTCTCCGCGCAGCAGCCCGCGCAGGTTCATCTTGCTGAACAGCCCCTGGCGGTTCCGCCCGAAGAGCTTGTAGTTGGCCTCATCCTCGAACGTCCTGACCCACGGCGTCACGCTGTCGACCACAACCTCGATCGCCTGGTGCTCGATGTTCGAGAAGGTCGCGCGCAGCAGGTGCATGACCTTGTGCGGCGGCACGCCGAACCAGCGGCATATCTCCTCGACCTGGTGCTGCCTGGTCTCGATGAACTGCGAATCCTCCGGCGTCGAGGTGACCTTCTCGAACTCCATCCCCGCATCCAGGACCGCCGTCCGCTTTCCACGCGGTCCCTGGTACAGCTTGGCGATGTCGGCCTTGAGCAGCTCCAGCGCCTCTGGCGATAGCCCGGCCTTCACCTTGATGATGCCGCTCGGGTTCATCCCCTCGCCGAAGAACGTCGCCCCGAAGAGCTCGGTAGCCTGCGCCCAGCCGATCGACTGCGCCGCGTACTCGATGACGTTGTAGCCGACCGGGCCGTCCCCGAAGCCGCGCAGGTGGAATACCTCGGTCGCCGGCAGGACGACGTTGCGGTCGCGGTTCCAGATTTCGTAGACCAGCAGGCCGTCCACATCGCGGCGAACCGCCACCCGGCTCGGATGAATCGGCCAGAGCGCCCATGGCAGGCCACGGGCGTCGCGCTCGATCTCGGCGTAAGAGTTCCCCCAGATCAGGGCGAGGCCCAGCATCGTCTGCTTCCACGTGAAGGCGCCCATCTCCGGGCACGGCCTCACGTGCAGCAGCCAGTCGACCGGATGGGTAAGCGCCACCTCGCTGCCGGCGCCGATCTCCTTCATCGCCCGCCACGGCAGTTGCCCGACCGCGCGGCTCAGGTACTGGACGCACGCCCAGACGGTCGAGTTCCTCAGCGCCGTGTTGGCGTCGACGTAGACCCCGGCGGGCGTTCGGCCGGTGTAGATGATCCGGGACGTGACCGGCTGCTCGCCCGGCGTCGTGGCCCTGGCCTTGACCTTCTTGCGCGCCTTCCTGCTCACGCCGCCGCCTCCCGCGCGCGCCTGGCCATCTCCTCGAACGCCGAGCTCGACGCCGCCTCCGGGTTGAACGTCATCAGGTACGCCGCGTTGAACAGCGCCATCAGGCTGTCGATCTTGGCCACGCCCGCCGCCGCCTTCGTGATGTACGTGTTGTTCCCGCGGGTCTCGCTCTTGGCGTTCCCGACGTTCCAGTCCAGCAGCGGCTGCCCGCCGTGCTGCGCACGGCCGTCAGTCAGGCGGCCCTCCAGCCTGAAGATGCCGCGCTGCAGCTGCCAGTTCTGCGGCACGCCGACGATCTCGACGTTCAGCTCGAACCCCCGCGCCTGCAGCTCGTCCTCGACCGCCGCCATCTTCGCCAGGTCGATCCCGATCGCCCGCTCGGGTGGAAGCAGGGTCGCTGCGCGGACCTGTTCGCAGATGTCCGCGACAGCGCCGATCATCTGCTCTTCGCTGCGCGCGATCGTCAGGTCTCCGGCCCTGCTGAACTCGTGCAGCTTGGGCGCCAGCGACTTCCGCCGCTCCTCCGGCACCAGCTCGAGGCACCAGCCGTGGGTCCAGAGCTGCCAGATTCGCGTCCGCCGGTGCCTGCCGATGATCGACAGGCCAAGGAGGTCGTCGCGTCCGCCGCCGTCGATCCCGATCACCGCCACGTCGGACGAGGCCAGGATCGCCTCCAGCGTCAGCCCGTCCTCGCGGCAGTCCGGCCACAGGTCCGCCCCGACCCACCGGTCGGAATGCAGCCCAAGCCCGATCTCGACGTTCAGGTGCTGCGACGCGTGCAGCGCAAGCGCGTCAGCGCCGTCGTCCTCGGCCTTGGCCATCTCGCGGCGCAGGAACTCCAGGCTGACCGACCGGCCCAGGTTCGGGTTGACCAGTGCCCAGGTCGCCTGATCGCGCCAGGCGCCCTTCTCGCTCAGCTCCGGCGGCAGCTCGTACAGCACCGCCAGCATCCCGTGGTCCGCCGTCCCGTCGCGCTGCGCCCGCGCCCGCTGCAGCTCGCGCCGGAACTGCCCGTGCGGCACCTCCTTCGACTGCGTCGTGATCTGCAGCATGAAGCCCTCGGGCCGGCTCGCCAGCCCGCCCCTCAGCTCCTTGAAGATGTCCGCAGCCTTCGGCTTGTGGCCCAGCACGTGCGTCTCGTCGACGACGACGAAAGTCCCCTTGGTCCCGGTCACCACGTCCCCGTCCGCCGACAGGATGACGATCGACGCCTGGGTCACCCGATGGGTGATCAGCTTCAGGTGGTCCTGGACGTGGAACACCTTGTCCAGCTCGGCGTCGGCGGTGACGATCCCCTTCGCCTGCTTGAACACGATCGCGGCGATCTTCTGCGTCGGCGCGATCAGGATGGCCTCTGCGAACGGCCGCTCGTTCAAGATGATCGCGGTGACGACGATCGCGGCGGCGATCGCCGACTTCCCGTTCTTCTTCGGCACCAGCAGAAAGAACTCCTGCAGTGCCCGCGCCTTCGTCGCCGGGTCGTACGACCCGAAGACCACCCGCACCAGGTCGAGCACCCAGGCCGCAGAAACCTCGCCATAGGTCGGCTGCCCGATCAGGTCCGGCACCCTCAGCCGCTTGAAGATCCGCAGCGCCTTCTCCGCCACCGCGTCGTGCAGCGGCAGGTCAGGCACCAGCGACCGCCCTTCCATGATCCGCTCCCGCCAGTCCGGAAGGGCCGTCGACCAGTCGAGCGGCATCATTTGCTCTCAGGCGACGTGCGCACTCATGCGCTGCAAGCAGGCCGCCACAGCGACAGCGCCAGCAAGGCGCAACATGGTGATCATCAGTGGTAACCCCCCGGTGTCAGGTCGGCACCCCAAAGGCTGCCACCCTCGACAGCCTCCTCGGCCTGGCGCCTGGCCGCTTCCTTCTTCCCGATCGACGTCGTCGAGGCCTCCGCCTCGTCCTGGTCGCTGCCCCGCTCGGCAGCCCGGCGCGCCGCGAGCTCCAGGTCGCGCTTGTCGATCAGCTTCCGGAGCTGCTTCATCGCCCCGACGTTCCCGCCGTTCGCCAGCTCGGCCAGCTTGTGCGCCTCCCACAGCTCCAGCCGCGTCCGCTGCATCGATCGCCGCTTCAGCTCCGAAAAGTAATGCTTCCGCAGCGTCGGCACCGATATCCTTAGCCCCGCCGCGATCTCCGCGTCGCTGTAGCCCATAGCCAGGCCCAGGATCACCCTGTCGGCGTTCGACTTGGCCCAGACATGCGATGGCCGCCCGCGCCGCCCGCTCGGCAGTGTGACGAGGTCCCCGAACAGGTCCGCCACCACCACCGCCTCGATTTTTGGCTCACCCAAGAAAAAATCTCCGCGTGAGGGCTCGGCCGGTCTAGCCGGCGCCGCCT